TTAATTATTATTTTTGATATAAGCTTCCAAAATCTCATAAAAATATTCGAATGCAATTTCATCGTTAGAACTAAAAAAATTTATTATCTTAACCCAATCTTGCCATACATATTTATTATTTTCCAAATTAAAATATTCTCTTACATATTTATCAAAATTAGGTATAAATTCAAATTTTTCACCATATGAATATCCCTTAAAGAAAACTAACATATTATATAATTTTTTTTCACCATACCATTTTTTTTCACTATGGCTTTTTTTAAATTCTAATATAATATCTATAATTTTTTTCATGATACATCTCCTTTAATATATAAAAATTGGTCTAATAAATTATAAAATGTGTTTAATGCTTCTTCTTCATTATGTGAAAAGAAACTTATTATATCTATCTTATTTTGGAAAATTTTATAATTTTTATCTAAATCATAATATTTTAAAACAAACTCATCTAATCCCGGAAAAAATTCTAAATTTTTTACCCCTTTATTCCATAATTTATATGTGTAACCAGCTACAAATATCATTAAATTATTTAATGAGTATTTTCCATAATATTCAATTTCTTTATTATTATTTTTTATATCAATTACAATTTTCATAATTTCGTTCATTACTATATACTCCTTTCAAAAAAATTACATTTAAGCAAAAAAGCCCCCTTTTCCTAAGAGAGCTTGCATCTAGTCAGTATATATTTTTCTTAAGAGTGTATTAAAGCAGACTTAGGAAATATTAATATATTATAATTTTATATTACCATAATATGGAAAATAATGCAAGTATTTTATTTATTTAAGAATTTTAAATAAAAAACATTAAAAATTATGAAGCGTTAATATATCGCCAACGTTCTCTTCTATATGCTTTTACCTATATTTACTCCTATTTTAGATAAAGAACTGACAAAGGCCTTAAAACATGCTTAAAAGTTGGTAGTAATACTAATATTCAAATCCCCTTGTTCTTAAAATTTGAAATTAGTTCAACTCCCCACTCTAGCCGTAAAAAAAGGAGGTTCAACTCCTTTGTACAGCTCTACACTTTTTGAATAAAAAAAGAGCTATTTTCAGCATTTCATCATAGCAAACTATGAATTTTTGCGAAAATAGCTTATTTTTTAAAAGTCTACAAAAGGCTTTTTGACCGACTTTAATGTGTGTGTCATACTAAATGTTTATTTTTAACTTTTTTTAATACAAAAAGTCTTTTTTATGAAACATTTGGTATAAGTCAACGCTTTTCATATACTAAATGTTTATTTTCTTTAAAATAAATATTTCAATTTATTAAACTTATGAACAAAACGTCTCGTACAAAAAGTCTTTTTTTAATTTTGATACACAAAACGTCTCGTACAAAAAGTCTTTTTTATAGCAAAATAATGCCTAGTAGATTTTTTATTTCTACTAGGCTATATTGTTTTTGTTACAGTTATTCCACATGTGAATACAAATTCTATTGTATGATTATTAATCACTTTTATGTATTCTAAAAGTTTTTTCATTAGCGCTGCGTCTGTAATATCGACTTTATCATCATCTAATAAGGTTTTAATTTCTTTTATATTCTCATTTTTAATTTCCGTTTTCAATTGTTTACCTTTTTGATACAGTTCTTCTTGTTCTAATTTTTTTACTATTTGACTTAACGTGCTGTATTCTTGATTATATTCTTCTACAGTAATCTTTTTTTCTTTTTTTGCTTTAAATAAATTCATTATTTTCTTACGTTCAATATTTAGCATTTCTTCAATTTGAATTAAATTATCATTATTTATTGTCGCTAATTCTTCATCAATAGAATTTTTAAGCGATTCGACAACGCTTTTAATTGTTCCTACATTTTCTTCAATAACCATTTTATATGTTTCTAAAATATTTGCTTCCTTTAATGGTTTCATCTCACAATCTTTTCTATTTTTTTGATGTTTTGTACAAATCCAAGTTGGAACATATTCTCCGTTTGCCAAGTTTCTTCCATATCTTCTAAAGTTACTTCCGCAGTTCCCACAAATCAACATACCACTTAATGGATATTTTGAACTATATCTACCTTTACCAGTTTTTGAAGATGATCTAACTTCATTTCTTTTTTCTCTTTCTTTTTGAACTAGGTCAAAGGTTTCTTGGCTAATTATTGCTGGATGACTATTTTCCACATAATACATATTTCCTTGTCCTATATTTTTAACCCTTGTTTTACTTAATACATCTTGCTTAAAAGTTTTACCTAAATATGCATTTCCTGTATATTTTTCATTTGCTAAAATGCTTTGAATTCCAGATGGTTTCCATTTTGTATTCCGTTTTGTCTTAAATCCATCTGCATTTAAACCATCTGCTATTTGTCTAATTGTCTTTCCTGATATATACTCTAGAAATATTCGTTTAACAAGTTTTGCTTCATTTTCTACAATTACATATGAATATCCCTCTTTTTTATATCCAATCATTCCTGCAGATATTATTACTTTACCATCTTGAAATCTTTTTTTATACGACCACTTAATATTAGTAGATATTGTTCTAGACTCTTGTTCTGCTATAGCAGCAAGAATAGTAATTAATACTTCACCATTTGGAGTCATTGTGTCAATACCTTGTGTTTCAAAGAATACACTAATCCCTAGTTCTTTTAATTCTCTAACATACTTAAGTGTATCAACTGTATTCCTTGCAAATCTTGATATTGATTTTACAAGTATTTTATTTATCTTCCCAGCTCTACAATCATTTATCATTCTCATAAATTCTGGTCTAAGTTCTGCTTTTGTACCAGTAATTCCTTGATCCGCATATCCCTCAACATAATTCCATTCGGGGTGTGCTTTTATTAACTGCTCAAAGTGTGAACGCTGTCTTTCATACGATTCTTCTTGCTCATCATGATCTGTTGAAACTCTGGCATAATATGTGACATTTTCTTTTTCTGTTACTTTACTCATATTGCCACGATATAGTGCAGGTATTTCTCTTACAACTCTTTGTGGTGTTGACATTAATTTTGCTCCTTTCTTTGTTTATTTAAATTCCAGCCTTTCTTATTTCCAGACTGCCCATTTGAATATTCTTTTTCGATTTCTATTCCATTGATGAATATAAATTTGACTTTATATCTTGTAATTATCACCTTATTTATGAATTTATCTACTTTATCTTCATCAAATATGGAGATAGTTTGCAAATCTTTTTTAGTTATATTCTTTAATGAATACTTTAACAATGCATTGTTTATTTCTTCTATTTCTTGATGTATTTCTTTAATTTCTTCGTCATAGTCAATATTTTCTATCATCCTATTGATTTTTAGTTTCTTTAATTCTGTTTCTTCTTCTATTAATATTTTTACTTTATCTTGTAATACTTGTTCTTCACTTGTAAATCTATTTGTTGTAATAAACTCATTATAGGCTTCAATAAATTTTTCCTTTAGTACTGTTTCTTTTATATCAGTTGAAGCACATACTATCTTTCCATTATCTTGTTTATTTTTACATGACCATATGGCTACTCGCCAAGATTTATTAGTATTATTAAATCTATGATGATATTTATGACCGCATATTCCACAATATATTTTGCCCGTAAATGGATATGGAGGTATTATTCCTCTTCCCAATTGGTTTTTGGATGCCCTCTCATATATTATTTTTTGCACTTTATCAAATACTTCTTTAGAAATAATTGCTTTATGACTATCTTCAATATAATACTGTTTTTCATATCCTTTGTTAAGTTGCTTAATCCCGTTTACATAAACTGACTTTTGATTTAATGAACAGCCTTTATACTTTTCATTGGATATTATGTATCTAATCGCTGATTTGCTCCAAGTCATTGTACCTTTTGTATTAATCAAGTTCTCCGATTGAAGTATTTTGCATATTTTTGTTATTCCATAACCACTTATGTATAGTTCAAATATTTTCTTTACTATTTTTGCTTCGTCTTCAACTACTTCTAAAGTATTAGTTTCATTATTCATTCTGTAGCCTAACATTTTGTTAGCCCAAATATACCCTTTTTTAAAACGTTCTTTATATGACCATCTTTGATTTTCTGAATATATTTTTAAATCATTTTCAGCAACACTTGCAGCTATTGTCAAATACAATTCTGCACTTGGATCAAATGTATCTATATTTTCCTTTTCAAATATTACTTTTACATTCTCTTCTCTTAATGTTCTAACCATTTCGAGAAGTTCTGTTGTGTTTCTTGCAAATCGTGATACTGATTTAGTATACACAATACTAAACTCATGTTTTTTAGCATCTTCTAATAGCTTTAATAATTGTGGGCGCTTATGTATTGATCTACCACTTATTCCATAATCTTGATATACGCTAACCAAGATTTTGTTATCCTCACTTTCAATTTTGTTTTTCCAATATTCTAGTTGATATTCATAACTATGAAGCTGAGAATCACTTTTTGTAGAAACCCTTATATAGGCTACGGCTTTTTCCATATGTACCTCCTTGTTTTATACACCTAACTCATTTACGGAGTTGATTGTACCAAAACAATACCGCAAATATGAATTAATATCTAGTCTTTTGTTGATAAAATTTTAATTTTTTCTCTTTCTTTTATTTTTTTCTTTTCATCATCTGTTATAAGTCCTTTTTCCCATAGTCTATCAATTAAAGCAAAAGAAAGAGCAAGTCTTATTTCTTTACTTGCCACTTTCATCACCTTTCTTTAATTGTTTAACAATCTGATTCGTTCCTGTTGCAGTTAAACCACTTGCTGCACCAATTACAATAGCCACAAATATATTTTTTGCTGGAATGATTTCTGGTACAAAATAATATGAAATTATACCAAGTATAACTCCTATTAAACAAGAAATTAGTGGAATAAATCTTTTAAACTTTTCACTACTTCCTACAGCATATTTTATAATTTCAATTAACCAATATACTATTGCTGCTATTGCTGGTACACTTAATATTTCTAAATAATTATTCATTTATTTGCCTCCTTTACTTTTTGTAATAATTCTTTTAAATATTCTAAATATTCAATTGGCATATCACCATCATGAATTCTTTGAATAACTTCATGTTGATCTATTGTTAGTTTTACATCATTATTGTATAAAATAAATAAATTATATGCGATATGATAAATTTTTTTTGTACAATACTTTCCATCGATTGTAATTAATGGGTTAAAGTTACACAATTTATCCTTTATTATCATTTCTAGTAATTTTATTAAATCCGTCTTATACTCTAAAATGCTATATTTAATCGGAAAGTTTTCACCTATAATTTTTGTATCCAGTTGATAATTAACTAATAAAAACCAATAATTATTATTATAATCAGCTTTAAACTGCATTAATTCCTTTAATCTTTTTCTTGAAGTTTTAATTAAATCTATACCTTCCTTCACTTCTCTTTTATAAAAGACTGTATCATCTAATTCTATCATATCAACATCTTTATTATTTTCTATTCCTAATAGCGTGGAACCTATCATATATCTCATGTTACCTCTCCATAGCAAATACTAAATCAACATAATCAGATGAATTTTCTGCTTCTAAATAAAAATATAACTTTGTTGTTGAAACATATGCCTTTCCAAATACACTTCCATCTGCTGACTTAAAAATAACATAATTATTATATTTTTCAATTATAAATCCTTGCTTAATATGATTAGAAGCTAAATTAATTACTGTTGCTCCTGTTGAACTATTAGCTCTAACTTTTAATGCTGTTGCAGAACTTCCTCCAACATCTATGCAAATTAATCTTGCATGATTATATCCTGATACTGATAGACTATGCCAACTATTACACTCAATTGACAAATGACCAACGTTTTGTACCATTCCACTTGCTCTTGCAGCATCATCCCACTCTCTTACTTTTGCATCCGTAATAGTATCTAGTACTGATTTGTTCTCATGTGTATGATTATTAGAATAGGCAGTTGACACTTTTGTTTTTTCATCTTGAGTGTAATCATTAGTAGATAGACCTTTTCCACTTATTTTATCGACTTTACCTGAAAGTAGTGTTTTGATTTTACTCCACACTCTTTCAAGTCCTGTCTTATCTAAATAACTTTTAGCCATATAGCACCTCTTATGATGCTAAAATTGTATCAATCTCCGTATTTGTGATTGCTACTAAATCTGATGTTTTTTGATAACCACTTAAATCAATAAAGCCACTTAATACATCCCATAGTTTTACTCCATCACTATTAACACAAACTACATTGGTTCCAGCTGGATATCCTTTTCCTTGTCCTTCAACAAATTTGGATGTTGTAGTAAAAGCATCACTAACATTATATACATCGCCTTCATTTGTTTCTGCCACTGCTGGTAAATTAGCAAAGGTTTTAGTTCCCTTTATTTTATATATACCTGCAACGTCACTTTTCTTAGCAAAGGTACTTAGATCTATTTTTGCATGACTTGTTGCTTTCGTTGATTCTAGAATTACTTCACCATCATACTCTACAATTACCCCTTCAACAAAAGTACTATATGGATCATTGGCTTGGTTTTCCAATTTTTCTTTTAAAGCTGTTGTAAAATCATTTGTTGAAAGTCCTTTACCGCTAACCTTATCAACCTTATTTCCAAGTGCTGCATTAATTATTTTATTTTGTACTGGATTAGTAGAGGTTGAACTAAGAGTTGTATCAACAGTTATGTTAGTTGCTCCAGCTGTAATTCCTTCTAGTTTTTCTTTTAAGGCTGTTGTAAAATCATTTGTTGAAAGTCCTTTTCCACTAACTTTATCTACTTTGTTATTAAGTAGATTTTCTACTTCATATGTATAAGTATTAGTTGAAAGATTTGTTATTGATGCAGTGTAAATATTATAATTAGTATCATATAATTTAAACTTGTATGTAGTTTTATTTGTTTCAAAATCGCTATAATCGCTCTTTTCAAATAAGTATACATAGTTTATATTTTCTGAAGAACCTCCTGAAGTATTTGTTATAGATACAATTATTTTTTCTGAATTATTTAATTCGGAATAAATTGAAACAAGATGACCAATTAATTCTTCTTCTGTGTATCCTCTTGCTCCATTGTAAACAATATAATTTTTCTCAGCACCTGCTTCTATTCCTTCTAACTTAGTTTTAAGTTCTGTAGTAAAATCATTTGCTGATAACCCTTTACCACTCACCTTATCGACTTTATTTCCAAGTGCTGTATTGATTACTTTGTTTTGTACTGGATTTGTAGATGTTGCACTAAGTGACGCATCAACTACTGTTTTGTTTGCTCCACTAGCTATTCCATCTAGTTTTGTTTTTAATGTATCTGTAAAATCATTTGCTGATAACCCTTTACCGCTTATCTTATCAACTTTATTTTCAAGTGCAGTATTAATTATTTTATTTTGTACTGGATTAGTTGATGATGCACTTAGGGCACTATCAACTGTTGTTTTATTTGCACCTGTTTCTATTCCATCAAGTTTAGTTTTGTAAGTATTACTAAAATCATTTGTTGATAATCCTTTACCTGTTACCTTATCTTGTTTTCCTCCAAGTAAAGTTTTTAATTTTGTCCATAAATAGGTTAATCCTGTTTGGTCTAAAAATTTCTTTGACATTTTATTCTCCTCCGTTTAATATGTTTTCAATGTCTTCAATTGTCATGCATATTGGCATATCATCTTTTTGTGCATAACTCTTTAAATCTTCGCTAGAAGCAAATCCTGTATGTCCACACGATTCATAATCTAAATTATCTAGTTTTGCATGGTCAGTTATTCCCTTAGACATTACCATTATGTCTGTGGTTATCACCTTGTTTACTGGTAATCTTATATTATAAATAATTTTCATTATTCTACCACTACCTTATTTTTCTTCATTAAGGTTGTAATAAATTCACCATTAAATCTAGCATCAAGTGAATAAACACCTTCAACCAACTTTTCTGATAATTCTTCATCAACATACATTTGTAAAGTTCCTGTAGCAATGGCTTCAAATTTTGCTACACGTTCACTCTTATAGTTAACTAAAAATATTTCTATTTTATCAGTTTTTTTAAATTCTATAGGATTTCCTTCGTCATCTTGTATATTAAATTCGAAAGTCAAAACAAAGGTATCTCCATGATACCACCTTATACTTCCATCTTTACACATTCTTGGAGATTGTTCTGCTATTCTCATAAAACGATCCTCCCGTAAAATAAAAAGGACTAGTTTCTAGCCCTCATTAATTGTTTTTCCTATTAGGATATATCCCCATATGTTTATTTCAAGTTCTCCTAATAATTCTTGTGCTTCTATGTAAAAGTCATTATCTTTATCAGTATTAAACATATCACCAACTGACCATCTCAATCTATGAATGATATAAAGTCTAATAATCATTTCTTGAAATCTTTCTTTTACAGCATCATCATTAAATTGTTTAATATCGTAGTCTTGCATATACTTTGGTCCTTTCTTTTTTGTAACAGAAAGTATACCACAACACTTAATTAAGTCTAGCAATATATTCACTTTTTTGAATTTTGTTCTAGTAAATATTCATATAAATCTTCTCTTACCTCATGATATTCAGAAAGTGCTTCTTTTAATTCGCCATTAGTTCTTCCATCCCTTATTGCAATAGCATTAGCGTAAGTTAATTTTCCTATCGCATCAATTGATTTTAAAATTAATATATTCTCTTTGGCTTTTCTCTTTTCTCGTTCTTTTTCTTTTGCTTCTTGCTTTGTAAAATATGATTTCAAAAAGAAAAGTACCATTCCACTAATTATACTTCCTAAAATACTAATTATAATTGCTACCATATTTCCTCCTAAAAAATTCGTTTATATTTAATTTTATAACTAATTCCTTCTTTGTTTGATGCTAGAGTATCTGCAATATTAAATTCACCAGTTATATTACTTGTAGAATATACTCCACTACTACTTACAAATAGGTCCACTCTAAATGTAGTGTTTGCATAATATGTTACTTTTAATCTAGCACTTCTATACCATCTTGCTTCTGCATCATTTGCAACGTAATAATGGTTTGGACCACTAGGAGCTTCATAGCCTCTTGCTTCATATTCAGTACTTGAAGTTTTATCCATTCCTAAAACATCGACAAATGTTGTGGAATATCCGCCAATGTGAGATGCATCATCTAGAATTTCAACTTTAAATAAATATATTCCATATGGAAGATTTGTTGTTCCAGGAACTAATTCTGTCCAACTACCATTTAAAATTGCAGCACTTCCTGCACTACCTGTTGTTGGAATCGAGGTAGTTCCTGTTAATAATTTACCAGGTATTTTTGTAATTGGTATTTCAACATTTCCAGTTCCGTCAAAATCTTGTGGTGTTGCAGTTACTCCTGTTACCGTAATAGTAGCCTTATATTTTAATCTCACTGCTGTTTCGGCAGCAATTGGTAAATCTGTAAGTGTTCCGTCTTTGTTTTTTATATTTGGTCTGAATGCCATAAAATTTATTACTCCTCTATAAATACAATATTAGAAATTGTTACACTAACACTTGCTAATGTTTTCTTTTCTATTTTGCAACTTATCTCATATAAATATTTTTCATTTTCACCTAAGTCATTAAATATTTTTGGTGTTACTTGATCTCCTGCTACGTAATCTGTTTTAGGTTCTGTCCAATTTGGCATATACTACCTCCTTATGATTTTTTTCTTCCACGAGTTTCTTCTCTTAGACTACCATCATATGATATTTTATTTGATTCACATATTAAGGTGTTTTCTTCACCTGGTCCTTTATCACAATTATAAATTTTTCCAAGTTCTAATTCAGGATTTCCTCTCCATATTGATGTAACCGTTCCTTCACCTGCTTTTAATTTTTTAAGTAAATGGTTCGCAATTCTTAACGCATCATTTTTAGATTGCAAGAATTTACATGTTGGATGTGAATATTCAAACACACCAAAATCTCTGACACTTTCATCATCTTGTACATAGATTGATTTATATGTTATATCTATTGCTGGACCAGTTATTATAAGGTTTGCTGTTTCAGTTGTATCGGTTTTGTTTTTTAATTTAATCTTACAAGCATTAGTTCCACTATCAAAACTTATAATATCAATATTAGCATTATTAACTACAGGAGCAGCTGCTGCAACTTCACTAGCGTAATCTATCATTAATTCTATTTCTTCATTAGCATTAATTGTAATGCTTGTATTTAATGCTTCTGTTATATCTTCACTTATAACTACTTCAGCATATTCAACTATTATTCTATTAGCAAATTCAGTCAAAGAAATATTTGAAGTATATGAAAACATATTATCTTTTGAAAGTTCAATGTTTGATAATTCTTTTTCATCAAAATCAGATACAATCATTAATTTATCATTTCTATCAATATAGATAAAACAAAGGCCTGTGTTAGCTATTTCTTGTAAAGCATCCCAAACAGACATTTTCTCCATAAAAACATCCCCTACTTTAATTTCTAATAAAAGTGGCGATATTTCATATTTCGTTATACCTGCTTTTTTCAAAATATTTTCGGCAATATAATAAAGACTAACTCCAAAATCAATAGTAAATCCCAGATATGTTTTATTTTGCAAACGTAATAGTTTATCTACAGCAGTACATTTAAGCCATCTTCCATCATCTTCTACCTTCCATTCTTCTGAATAAAATGTACCAAGAGATGTGTATTCGATTATTCCATTTTTTTCTATACCAATGAATGGTCTTACTTTTCTGTCTAATACAAGTAAATTCTTTAAATACCCTTTTGTGAACTTCCCGTCCTTATTATATAAGAGAATATTCATAGAGTCAGAATTAATATTATAACTAGCATCTTCCGAACACATTTCTTCCATTACTTCAAATGATTTAATACATGATTCATCATATGTTTCTGCAAGACTATCATAAAACCTTAAAAGTTTAACACATGCATTACTATTACTCCACTTGGTAATTGTTATTTTAATGCTAGTTATATTTTCAAGAGTTTTATAAATCTTGTATTGCACCAAAGTATTTTTAGTTACAATTTCTTTTGATATCACTGTTTCATCACTAATAAACTCTAATACAAAATCTACAGGATATTGATTTAATAAACTATCTCCAATAATAAGCCATGATACTATTGCCCTCTTTTTAAATTTCAAAGTTAATGTCTGTGGAGTAATAAATGTATTGTCTTCTTTTGATAACTCTTTACCCCACCAACCAATAACTGACTTATCATCCATCATTTGATATGTTCCATCAAGAATTGAATTACCATCCATTGTGCAACTCTTAACACTTGGCACCATATATGATTTATACACTTCATCAGGATGACTTATTAAAGAATTGTCTATAACATCTACTCCTTCAACTTGTTCTGTATCACTGTCAGAATAAATAATTTCAACTTTTCCATAAACTTTTCTAGGATTATCACTATAACTCATTTTATCTCTCCTCAAAGGTTATACTTACGTTCTTCCATATAATTAAATCATTAACCCAATCATATGTTGGAGAATATGAAAAATCACCAGCTCTAGTTGTTAATGTAGTTAAGTCTCCATTTGTACTTTCTCTATAGCTTATTGTTGTAAAACCATTTTTCATAAGTTCTTCTTTTAATATTTTCATATCTTTTTGTTTTAAATAATCCCAGGTAACATTAATGATTTTCTTTTTTCCTATTTCATCAATCACCATTATTCCACTTATAGTTCGTTCTGTTTTATCTAAGATTTCGTAAGAATATTCTATATCTTTGGGTGATGAAATTTCCTTTCCATTTATTTTAAAGAATATCATATTGTCTTCTCCCTTAAAACTATGCCATGTCTTTTATATTCCTTAGTTAGTTTTGGCATCATTAATCTTGCAAGTGTTACTCCATCTAGTTCTAATACTATTTCTTTTTGATCATTAAACTTCATTCCAGAATTAGTACTATTTAGCTTAAATAATCCATTTATTAAATCACCAAAAGGACTTGTACCACTTCCAACCACACTTTTATTTAAAGGGACGACGTTTAATGTAGAAGCAAGAGATAAAGCTGCATTTTCGATTAACGGCATATTTTGATACATGTCATTTGCCATCATATTCATAAGGTTAGGTATCCACTCGTCTGCAGTGTGTCCTGGACCTTTTTTTGTTGGCGAACCAAATCCTAAAAAATCCTTAATTGATTGTCCTACGCTTTTCACTCCGTCAACGACACTGTTCCATGCATTCTTTATTCCATCTGCAATATTTTGAATTAAGTTTTTACCCCAATTAAATGCATCGCTAATAATTCCTGAAATATAATCTTTAATTCCTGTAAATAGATTTACTACAGCATTCCAAATGTTTGAAACTGTACTTTTAATTCCTTCAAACAAACTAATAAAGAATGAAGCAATTTTTTCATTACAGTCTTTTACCATTACTACAATTTTATCAAATAGTGAACCCATAACTGTTTTAAATCCTTCTACAAATCCTTTGAAGAATTCATAAAATGCAAGTCCTAAATTCTTTAATGCTTCCCATGCGTTACTTCCTGCATTTTGCAAATGTTCCCATGCTCCACTAAAGTCTCCTTGTAACAGTGAACATAATGCCATAATAATCTCCAAAATTGCACTAACCACACTTATCACTGATTCTAAAAGTGGTCCTAACATTGAAATAGTTCCATCAATTACACCACCTATTATGCTAAATAATGTGAGTAGTATTACGCCTAGAGCATCAAATAAAGGTTTGAAAGTTTCATACAGTTTTTTTATTGTTTCCCATAATGTAGAAAACATCTTTTTCAACTTTTCCCACACTGGTGATAAACTTTCAATTAGCCTTGCAGTTGCCTTTGACATTACTTGCAATAATCTTTTTATAATTGTCACAATAAAATTAACAAGTTTAGTAATAACCGCTTTTATTTTAGATCCATCTTTATTTATTAAATTTCTAATTCCACCTATTATATCTTTAATCATAGTTTTTATTTTTGGAAGGACTAATTTAAAAAAGGCTATAGTTTGATTTGTTATAAGTTTTACGATATCTCCAATTTTATTCATTGCGGCTATAATAACCTTTTTTATATTCTCACCATATTTATTCCAAAATTTTGATATTCCTTTAATAGCATCAGTTACTACTTTTTTAACATATGGCCATACCATTTTTGCAATATCATAAATTTGTTTAAATGACAAAAGAACTAATTTAGCTACAAAACCAAGTACTTTTCCAATTCCTTTTTTTATACTTTCACCATTTTTATCCCACCAGGCTTTAATAGTATTTAATACTCCTAAAACTTTATTTTTAATTGTACTGAATACATTTGAAACATTTGTCTTAAATTCATCATTTGTTTTATATAAATAAGTTAGACTTGTTCCAACGAGAGTAAGTATTCCAATTACCAAACCTGTCTTTGAAAATATCATTGGAATTATTTTTACTATATTTGATAAAACTCCAAATAGTTTACCTAGTCCAAGAGTTAAAGGTCCTATTGCAGCTGCAATCATTGCAATTTTTACGATGTGACTTTTTTCTTCGTTTCCAAGTTTCATTAGTTTTGAAGTAAGTGGAGATATGTACTTAGATATAAATTGTCTAATTATCGGAATTAAAACATCGCCAAAAGATATTGCTATTTCTTCAATTTCTGATTTTAGTATTTTATACTGACCAGTTAGAGTATCAAGTTGTATTGCTGCCATATCTGTTGCTTTAGATGTTCCGGTAATTGATGCTGTCATTTCTTTAATAGCATCACCACCTTTACTCATTAATGCTAACATTCCTGGTCCACCTCTTGCTCCAAACACTTCCATTGCTTGTGAGGTTGTCATTCCAGCTTCACCTAGTCTATTAACAATATCCGCAAAGTCATTTGTTGATGGATTTAATTCATCTACTGATAATCCAAGTTCTTCAAAAACTGCTAACGCTGATGAAGTTGGATTCATTAAACTTACTAGTGCTTGTCTTAAGGTTGTTCCTGCTGTTGAACCATCATAACCTGCATTATATAAAATCGATAATGCTCCAACTGTTTCCTCAATTTCATAACCCAAACTATTGGCAACAGGTCCAACATAGCCCATTGAATTTGCTAGCTTATCCATTGATGCCATTGAATTACCTATGGCGCTAGCAAAAACATTTGTTACTCTTTCAGCGCTACTTGCTTCTAAACCAAATTGATTTAATGTAGCTATAACTATGTCTGTAGTATCGGCTAACCCATATTGTGTTGCTGAAGCAAGATTAAGTGTTGCTTCAATTGAATCAGCCATTTGGTCTACTTTATATCCTGCAGATGCCATGTAGTACAATGCATCAGCTGCATCACTTGCACTAAATACTGTTTTTGCACCCATTTCACGAGCAAGAGCTGTCATTCTTTCAAAATCTTCTCCTGTTGCTCCTGCTACTGATGCGGCATTTGCCATCGATTGTTCAAACTCTGATGAAGTTTTTACTACTGCTGTTCCAAGCGCTACAATTGGAGCTGTTACTGTTGCTGATAATTTAGTTCCAACTTTTGTTAATGATTTAGACATCTTACCTAAATCACTAGCTGCCTTATCTAATCCTTTTGATAGTGAGGAAATATCAGCTGATATCTTAACTACTAAGTTTCTAATAATTGCCATAAATTCCTCCTATTTTATTATTACTCCTTTTTCTGCCGCCATCATTTTCAATATGGCATCACTTTTGCTTATACTAGTTTTTTCTTTTCTTACATCTTTTAATATTTTTTCAAGTTTAGGAAGCCTTTTTTGTCTAGCAAATGCTTCTATATGCCAAGCAAGACAAATATCATTTTCAAATTGTTCTCTTCTTAACTTTTCTCGTTGTTTTCCAATAAGTGATAACTCATATGGTGTGTATAATCCTATCGTTACTGGATCTATATTAAGATTAATTACTAGTTTTTCACAAAAAGCAAATAAATTAAAAGAGGCGGCATCTATTCCCCCTTACTTGATTTATCTTCTTTTCCAAATGCTAATGTTAATGCTTCGCCAACTTTTTCTGCAATTTTTCCTAGACTTGAATATTCATCAATAATATCACCAACTTTTTCAATTGTTAAATTACTATCTTCATGACATAACCCTGCATAAGTAATAATTAACAAATCCTTAATACCAACATTTTTTAAATCAAGTTTAACTAATGGTTTATTTGTTAAATCTTCAATTTTTGCAAGAGCATTGATACCATATCTTAATGTTCTTGGTTTATCTAAATTTATTGTTATTCCGTGTTTCATTTAATTTATGCTCCTTTCGTAAATGATAAAACACCATTACCTGTGAATTCAAGTGAAATACTAACAACATCATCAACTGGATCTTCTACTGATAAACTATTAATAATTGCTTCGCCGTTGTAATAATTTTTATCATCAACATACAATTTTAATGTTACCGATGTACCATTTAAAAATGCTGTTTGTAAAGTTTCCTGTGTTGAATCTTTAGTTGTTACTTCATAATCTCCTTCACATGATGCTGTCCATTCTTTTAAACCAGTTATATATTTTTTCCAATCATCTCCTAAAGCTGTTGTTTCAAGTGTATCAAGAGATAACTCTAAACTCCAACTTTTCAATCCTATTACTTTATTTGTTTCATCACCAATTATGACTTTACCATTTTTACCAGCTATCGCCATTTTATTTTACCTCCTTATTTTCAATATAATAAAATTCAAATTCAATTGAACACATATACTCTTCAGTATCAAATTTTAGTGATGTATTTGTGTTTAATTCATAATCTGTTTTAATAAATACTGCTTCAATAAAAACTCCACCCATGTTACCATGTAAGTTTTGGATTATTTTTTTAATTAATCTTGATAGTTCACGTGCTTCTTTATATGTTTTTGCATGTGATACTATTTGAATAGTTTGCCTAACAAAGCCTGTATCTCCTTGAAGAGCTGAGTCATAGTTAGCTAATACTGATGAATATACAATTGCAGGTAGTACTATATTTTGAGGTAATATCACTGGATATATTTTATTACCTACTATTTTTTTAATTTTTTCATCATTTGATAAATGATTATATAAGCCAATTAATATATCCATTTACATTTTTCCTCCTACTGCTTTTGCAACGTTTTCTGCTATTTCTTCATTAATATTTTTTTGATTACTATCAACCGCATTTCTTAAAAAAGGATTGGCCTCTCTTCCTCGAACTCCAAGTTCAACAAATGTTCCATATTTAATATCTTTATCATAATCAACCTTAACAGTAGCTTTTTTCTTTGTTTGTTTATCTTTACTAAGTTTCAAACTATTCTTTAATGCTCCTGTATCAACTGGACAATTTCTTTTGGCATCCTCTAAAGCTATCTTTCCACCTGCCATAGCACTTTCTATTAACACATTTCCTGCTGCTTCGCCCATTTGTTTCAATCTTTTAACTATCTTTTCTTTTCCTTCAAGATTTACTTTAACTTTCTTTTGTTTAGCACTATACCCCATATGCAACTTTCTCCTTGCAATTTAAAATCGTTGTTGTATGAAGTGTTTCATCATCTGATACTCCAATTATCTCATATATTTTATTCTGATATTTTATTCTATTTAACACACTAATATTTTTATTGTATCTAATGGTTATAGTTGTTGTATTCTCTGCAACAGGCTTTTGTGATTTAAAATATTCTGTTCCACTTATTGGTTCTATTTTTGCCCAAACACTTTCTTTTTTTGTCCATGTACCAACTTCTTCACCATATTCATTTCGCGTAACAACAAATTCTAAAATATCAATTCTTCTATTTAGTTTTCCTATTCTCATCAGAATTTTTCCTTTCTGTACATGAATAACATTTTTTTTACTAAATCAAGTGTTTCATCTAACGCAAGTCCTTCTTTATCATTTTTTTCGACTTGTCTTTCTTCATATAATGTTCCAATAATTATTAACATTGATTGCTTAATTAAATCTGGTAACATTTCAAATTCATCTAAATTACATCTTATTATTTCTTCTGTTAAAATTCTTGATGTGATAATTAAAGAAGAGATGAGTGCATCATCTTCATCATTATCAACACGTAAATAATGTTTTGTTTCATTTAATGTAAGTAATACACCCATCTTTATTTCTCCTATTCTGAATATCTTGGATCAAATGTTGCTGCAATTATAACACCTGGAATTGTTGATGAAGTCACTCCTTTAATGTTTAATGCTACTCGGTCATATATTCCTTTTAGTATAGAACTATCAACACTAATTACTATAAAAGCAGTATTGCCTGCTTCTCCACCTATTTCAAATTCTTTTCCTGTGCTATCTACATAGTTATATGTTGTTTGTCCAATTTTTTCTTTATACGGAATTGAAATCTCACTTCCATCACTATTTAATTTTGCTAAAACCTGGAATTTAGTTTTTGCAGATGTCCCAACTCCTGTTGCAACGATAAATTCAACATTCTTATCATTTGTAAGTGGCACATATTCAGTTGTTACATCACTTGCAAATATTGTTCCAAGTTCTTTTACTACTTTATATTTGGTTAATGTTTTTGACATTGTTTTATACCTCCTTAATTTCTTTTTGCTAATGCTACAAATGGTGACTGTGTAGCTGTACCTTTATATGGGGTAAGTGGCTTATTCCAAATTGGTTGTCCATCTACACGATAAATAAATCTAAATACATTTTCATCATATAAGAATCTTACATGAATCGAACTTTGTGCATTAATACCACCTTTGTCAATTAATAAATATTGATTTAAATCCGCTAAAATAATATCACCAACTTCTCCTAATGCACTACATTGTTCAAGTGGTATAACTGGTCTACCAAACAATGTTCCATATGGCTTTTCTGATAAGCCTCCTGCTGGAACATAAACTGGAGTTGTACCAATCTTTAATGTATATAAATATGGTTCTATTTCTTGATTAATAAACCACACAGCATTGTTTCTTGATCTACTCCATACTCTATTCCACATTTTAATTAAATTTTCAACTGTAATTTTTTCTGCTTGATTAGATTCTTTTGCAACTGTTACTAATGAAGAAGAATTTAAAATACCTAATGGCTCACCTGCTCCTGTACCAGTTAAAATAGCATCATCAATTTTGAATCCAAACTCTTCTGCAAATGCTTGTCTTATAACAGATTCTAATGCAGCTGTATCTTGAAGTAATTCATCAGTTGCATAACATAAGCCTGTTAATTTTTTAAGTGATAATTCTAAAACTCTAAACTTTGGTTTTGTTCCAGCAAGTTTATCTGCTTCACCTTCCCAGTATGTTTGAACTCCTCCAAATCTTGAGCCATTTGCACGACTATCTTCATCAACAGCATTAATCTTTAATCCATTTGCTGAAGTTGAAATAGGAATCTTTTTGACCTTACTTGCAAGAATACCCGTTTCATATGTTCTTTTTAATAATTCAGATACAAAGTCCTGTTGAACTAAAAAACCACCATCACTCGGATTTGATTCATTTAAACCACTTGCTGCTCTTGTTGTTAATCTATTATCAACTTGACCACCAGGCATTGATGCACGATATGCAGCCATTAATTGTTCTCCAAAAGTTTTAAATTTTCTTTCTTCATTCTTTGGTGCTGTTTTTACCTCTGGTTTTTCTTCTATTTCATCAGGTTCCATAGCAATCATTCTTTCTGCTCTTTCAATTGATGCATCCCATGAACGAATTTCCTCTTCATATTTATCAATTTCTTTTTGTTCTTCTGAAGATAAAAATCTGTCTTCTTTTTCAACTTTATTCAGAATTTCCATCGCTTTTAACCTTGCATTTTCTCTTTTTGCTCTCATTTCAAGAACTTTCTTCATTGTCATAAGTTTAATTCCTCCTATATATTTTTAAACTTTGCTTTTAGAAAACTTTGTTTTTGTTTTTCTAATTGTTTTTGATTTTTGTTTTCTTTACTATTTTTATATTTTTGATATTCTTCCAATCCACGTATTCCAACATCAGTTTCTTGATATGCTGGAAAAGTAACTGGACTTACATCAAATAATTTTACTTTTTTAATTTCTCTAGTATCAACACCATCTACTGTACCCCAAGAATCATCAAGCACAATAAAACCTATTGACATTTGTGATACATCTCCACGTTTTATACTTTCAACTAAATCTTTTGCATATGTGGTATTTGGTGGTGTTATTTTCACTCTTAATCCAACTTCATCTTCTTCAAGATATAATGTATTTGATTTATTTCTTCCAAGCACATAATTTGGATCATGATTGAATAATGCCCTTATATCATCATTTTGAATTGTTTCTTTGAATGCATCCTTTCTAACAATTTCTTTAAATGGAAAAAGGCCACCCAGCATCTCACTCCATGAGTTAAAGACTGCTGCATGACCTTCTATTATTTCATTACCTTGTTCGCTTACTCTTAATTCATTTAAAGGAAGCATTCTTATTTCTTTTTTAGGATTCATCCTTATCTTCCTCCTTTTGTTTTATTACACTTGCAGGAATCATATTACCATTTACTAAATAATCATCTCCTCCAAGATTCTTATCTACTAATGGCATATCTTCAAGTTTTCTTATATCGTTAATTGACAACCATCCATTTTGTCTTCCTACTGCATATCCTTCCATTCTTGATTTGTAATCACCACGAAGCAAACCATCAACATTAAATTTTGCAAAATACAATGTTCTTTCTTCTTCTGATAGTAAAGATTTGCTAATTTCTTGTTCCCATCTCACTATCCAAGGTCTTATTGTATGTTGAACGAATTCTATTGATTGATGTTCAATATTGGAAAATGTTGCATGTTCTAAGTCACCAACTAAATGTGGTGGCACTCTAAATATTCTGCATATTTCATTTAACTGATATTTTCTAGTTTCTAAAAATTGTGCATCTTCTGGAGCAATTCCAATTGTATGATATTTCATGCCTTCTTCTAACACTGCAATTTTATGAGAATTTCTTGTTCCTTGATACACTTTGTTCCAACTTTCTCTTAGTTTTTCAGGATCCTTTAATATTCCTGGATGTTCTAATACTCCTCCTGGTCTTGCTCCATTTCCAAAGAACTTAGCTCCATACTCTTCAGTTGCCAGACTTAGACCCACAGCTTCTTTTGCTTCTTCAATAGGTGATATTCCTTTAACTCCATCAAATGTCATACTTTTTATATGAAATACTTGACTTGGCTTATATATGAAAGTTTTATTAGTAATATCATCTGAATATGTATATTTTATCTTACCAGTTAATGTATCTCTTTCTACAATCATTCTATCAGGTTTTAAATACCAAAGTTCTGTTACATGGCCACGTTTTCTTATTATTCTTGCATATGCGTTTCCGTATAATAAAAGAGATGTCATCATTGTTTCTCTAAACTCAAAACTTGTCATCTCTTCATTTGGTATGTCATAAAGACATGCAAACAATGGATGTTCTGTAGCAAATTCATTTTTTCCATTTTTACCTTTTTTATATAAATGTAACGGAAGACTTGCTATCGTTTCTGCTAGTATCTTAACGCAAGCATATACAGCTGATGTTTGCATTGCTCTTAATTCATCTACATTTACTCCACTATTACAATTACCTAATTGATTATCTAAATCCACACCTCTTATAAAATCTTTCATTTCTTTGGATGGTTCTGATCTTTTCTCTTTAGGACCATCCCTTTTTCTAAATATACTCATTTTTATACCTCCACTATTTTATAAATTTTTTTTAATAAAATTATAAGAACACTTAATTATAGACTCTAATTTTTATGCCTTAAATTTTAAGAAAGGAATAATTTATATGAAAAAATTTATAAAATTTATTATAAATACATTATTAGATGTTACTATCCTCATATTTAATGAGAATGGTAATCTATGTTTTAACTTAATATTAACATTAGTAAAAAATTACATTAATGCAAAATTGGACTAAAGCCAGTTACTAAATTTAATCCCACCTCTTAAGTGTTTTACTATGGATGTGGGATTATTTTCTTTATACTTTTAAATATTTCATTACATTGCTTTGATGTTAATTCAAATTTATAGCTTCTTCTATTTAATTATTAACATGCTATCAAGATCGAACCACTTCCTTCAAATGAATCTAAACTATATTATTTTAGTATCTTAAATTATAAATAAATTTTGCACATAATAAAATAGGTTTCATTACAAAATGTTCTATTGATTTTGTTAATTTAATTTTGTTACATTTGAGATTATAATTTGCCATTACAATTCATCTTATATATAAAAAGTTAAATTACTATACAAACACTTATACTTGGTGTATAATATTATTGCCTATACGGCAGAAAGGAGTTGGTTATTTATGAATAAATTTAAAAAAGCCATTCCAACTGCTGTATTTGCAAATACTTTAAAAGATTGATTCCTATTTCTTTTAGGCTATCAAGCTTTGGATGTATGAGCAATTACAGCACTAGGTGTAAGTTTTGTAATGAATATTATCATTACACCTAAACGCTAGAGGCAAGCCTTCCTTCGGGAAGGTTTTTTAAATTTCTACACCATTTCTTATATGTTTTATTTTTGCATCTGGATAGTTTTCTTTATATCTTTTAACAATAACATCGCAATACTTCGGTTCGAGTTCAATTAAACAGGCCTTTCTATTAATTTGACTTGCAGCAATAAGTGTTGAACCACTTCCACCAAATGGATCTAGTACAATGTCACCTTCAAGTGATGAGTTGTATATTAATTTTGCACATAATGTAATTGGCTTCATGGTAGGATGCTCTGGTGATCTATTTGGTTTATTATCTTTAATAACACTTGTTCGTATGTTTAAAATATTGTTAATTACTTCAAGTAATTCAGCTTTATTCATTTTTTTATAGTTATCAGGATCTGTTTCCAATACTGATGCAAGAGTTCTATCATTTATGAAATAGTGACTTGTCCCCTCTTTCCAGCCATACAAAATTGGTTCATGAATCCATTGATAATCTTGCCTGCCTAGTGTGAAATGATTTTTCAACCAAACAAGTGTTTGTGAATATTTAAATCCAGATGCTTTCATTGCTTTTATAAAATTTACTGTTTCCTTAGTGGAATGAAAAACATATATTGGTCCACCCTTTTTTATATTTTCAAAACTAGCTGTATAAAAATCTAATAAAAAATGGTAGAACTCTTCCTCTGATAAATTATCATTGGCAATATCTCTACCATCTCCTGATATAGTTCCACCATAATCAATATTATATGGGGGATCAGTTTCTATTAAATCTGCTTTCTTTCCATCAAGAACAAGTTTATAATATTCATCATTGGTTGAATCACCACAAACAAGTCTATGATCATCCAATATCCATAAATCTCCTTGTTTCGTTATTGGGTTTTCTATATTGTTTATTTCTTTTTCTTCATCAAAATTATCTTCATGAACATTTTCTAGCGATCCTTTTCCAAATAATTCTTTAGCTTCATCTAAATCAAAGCCTGTTAACGTTACATCAAAACCTTCTTGATCTAACTCTTTTAAAAGATCAGCAAGTAAATTATTATTCCATTCACCACTAATTTTGTTTAATGCAATGTTTAGTGCTTTTTCTTTAGCTTCATCTAAATCTACTATTACACAATCTATTTCTTCATATCCTAAGTCTTTTAACACTTTTAATCTCTGGTGTCCACCTACAACTGTTCCTGTTCTTTCATTCCAAATAACTGGTTCAACATAACCAAATTCCTTTATGCTTTTCTTCAGTTTTTCATATTCTTTATCCCCAGGTTTTAAATTTTTTCTTGGGTTATAATTTGCGGGTTTAAGTTCATCTATTTTCTTTTTTATTATTTGCATATTTCCTCCTGAACTTTATGTAAAAGAAAAGAGTTAGTAAACTAGCATATGAACTAGTTTACTAACTCTTTTTGGTTTTATATAATTGTTAATTATGGCTCTATAACAAAATGTATTATTACTCTATATCTACTATTTACATTATATGTGCCGGTTAATGTGAAACATCCTGTACCATTTATAGTAATATCACCCCAATTATCCATACTTGCGCCAATTGAATTACCATGGCAATTATTATTAAGACTCCATGTATAATCTTGAAGCCATGGGTATGGACAATTTATTTTCTCAATATCAAAATGGAACTTTCCATTTACGACATCTCTACTATACTTAACAGTATATGTGCTATGTATTTCAACGATTTCAGTACCTGTATCATTTATAATTGTAAATTCTTTTACGTATACTTTACTTGGATCTGACTTTAACACTGCCATTATTTTAACTGTACCAGCACTTTTTCCTAAAACTGTACCATAATTTGTAACAGTAGCAATAGATGTATTACTTGAATACCAATCATAATCAAGTCTCGATGGTGATATTCCATAATTATAATTAGGATATATTAGTCTTGTAAAGCCTACTGTTATAAATGTTTGTCTATAACTTTTATTAAAATGATTCATTTCAATGATATTTATTTGACTACCACAAAGTGTTCCTTGGACAGGATCTGTCACTAAAACTTCAGAGCCTGATTGTGTAACTAATCTCTCAAATGTTGCTGTTACTGTGCTTGTATCTGCTTTATTGAAATAGCCAATATAATACATTCCATCTTCTAATGAAGCCGAATATGTATAGGTTGGATTATCTTTGTTTAGGAAAGCAATAACCTTTGTATCTAATGAATATTCTCTAGTAGTTTCGTTATAATTTTGTTTTGTTAGTACTACAAGAATATTATTACTTTGAATTCCAGAATAGTTAAAGTTAACAGTAAACTTACCTGTTTGTTTTAAATGTAGTGCTTTAAAATAATCACCTTTTTTATTTTCATTAATTACATTTATAGTTTCATTAGTATTTTCTGATAAATCAAATAAATTTAAACTATCAGCTGTAGCTTCAGTTATAACTAATTTTAATGATTTCAAGCCTGCTGTGTTAAAATTAACATCTAAATAGAAATATCCACTTCTTGGTAAATATACATACATATTATCTTCATTTTGTTTTAAACTAGCACTATTATCATATCCTCCTAAATCAAACTTTTGTAAAAGCTGAGTTTTATTTGAATCATTATAGATTTTTATTGCATTAGAAGGATAAACAATCAATGAGCCATCTTCTTTTTCTCCAACAAAAGCAAATTTGAAAAATCCTGGTTTATTTTGATTTGTAAAATTATAATCTCTAAAACCATTATAAGAATTTATTAATATGTCATTTTCTCCAACTGTTAAATAAGCTGTATTTCTTGAAATTATTTTCGTATTTATTGTTCCAGTGCTATTTTCGCTAATATACTTTGTTCTTAGATAGTAAGTCCCTACACTTAAATTTTTAACAAAATGAACTTTATTAATTGCCGGGTCTAAATCATTAAATGGGATTTCAGTAAAATATTCATCATATAAAGTCACTTCAATTCCACTTGCTGATGATGAAATAAATTCATAATTTTTAGCATATGTTACATTTAGCTTATAAAATCCATTTAATTCATTAAAGTATGATGCATCACTAGCAATTGTTTTATTTGTGTTTATTGCACTACTATAATTACTTAATGTATAAGAAGTATTTGAGTAATTTTTTAAAACGTATTTTACTGCATTATAAGCATTTAATTTTAATACATCTTGTTCAACTGTATCGCCATCTTTTGCACCATTAGATGTATCTGGAACAGTTATAGTAATGTCTTCTGCACCTTCTAATATTGCTTGTTTTAACTGTACAGGAGTTAATTCTTCATTTAATGATAATAATAGTGCAGCAACACCAGCAACGTAAGGTGTTGACATCGAGCTTCCAGTCATATAATGATATCCATCTGAATGATGATCAGACGCTACATAACGACTAGGTGCATAACCAAATACCAAATTGAAATTTTCCAAAATATAATTTAAAGTAAATAGTCCACTATCTATATATGAATATAATATTAATCTATTCTCAATACTAAACTCACACATTCTTGTTCCATCATAAAAAACATCATTATGAGTTTGGCAAATTAATTCAGGGTATGTACTTAAAATATATTGACCAGGAGCATATATTGAAATTGTTTGTTGTCCCCAATTTGCTTGAGCATTTAGTGGTTTATCATTGTTTATATCAATTCTCCCTACAGAGATTAAATTTGACAATGGATTACTATGTAGAGTCGATCCATAAAAAGCAGGATAATTATATTGTCCAGATACATCATTATCTTGTTCTCTATTACCTGTTGAGCAAACGAATAATCCTTGATATCTTCTAATTGCAGATTCAATTTCTGGCCATCCTCTATAACTACTTATACTCATACTTAAAACACTTATTCTTTCATCTGTATTCCATAATTCTCTAGCAAAATTTATTGCACTTACACACGCAGCACCATCAATATCACCATTTGGTAAACCAACTTGCATCGGAACAATTGAAATATCCCAATTAACACCAACTACACCTAATGGAGAAATTTGATTCCCTACAGCTCCGATTATACCAGCAACATGAGTTCCATGCCCACTAACATCATCTCTCAATGTTCCAGGCGTTTCATCATCAATCATGTTTGTAAAATCATATCCTGTAACAACATTTGCATTTAGATCACCATGTATTGAAACTCCAGAATCAATAACACCTACTCTTACTTCGTCAATTCCAGTAGTAAAATTCCATGCTAATTCAGAATCAATATTACCATGAGCCCACTGACCCTTTAAATCACTTATTGTAGATGAATACAATGGATCATTGGGTTGTTGCTATACTTTCAAATATCTATTAGGACCAGCATATTTAATTCCATTAATTAAAGATAATTCATTAATCATATTTATGACATTTTCTTTTCCTGGATTAGATAATTTAATTTTCAAAATTTGTTCAAAATTTTCAATATCTATAATTGTTGTTATATCATTAACAAAAGTTAAATCAATAATTTCTAAATAGTTAATATCCTTAAAAATTGTAGAACTGTGATCTTTATTAATTTCACTTACTATACTATCCAAAACAACAATAACAGAAGTTTCATCAAAATCATCATTTATGTCAACATCAGCATATATTTTATCTGTTATTAAATAATTTTCCTTTTCTGCAGCATTAACTAATACAGTACTTACAAAACAACTAAAAACAAGAATTAGTGTTGCAACAAACATTATTCTCAAACATCTTTGATAAATTTTCTTCATATTCATTTAAACCTCATTGTACTATTTTTTTCTATAATAATTATTGTGAATTTGTACAATATTCTCATAAGATAAAAGATTATTTGCATATGCCATACCTAGTTGCATTAATTTTCCATTATTATAAACATAAATTAAATAACCATTTGAGTAAGCAAATTCTAAATTTTCAATTCCCATCACATACACTACGTCTGTAAATCTACAATTTTGTCTATCCAAAATAACGGCTACATAACTATCTCCATACGTACCTAAATATTCAAAAACCCAAACATCATCAACTGTTGAATTTTCTCTTTTCGGTTTTATAAATTTATTAAAATAAGCCTCGCAAACCTCGTTATATAATTTTTCTTCACCTAAACTTTTTACATACATTTTTGTATCCTCATTTAAAACATTACCATCATATTCTTTTTCCATGTCTTCATCATAATACACTTCCACTACGTCTTCTTTATTATTTAAAGGTATTATATCTTTTCTAATAGATATACCTTTATCAATTTCAACTATATGTGATTCTCCATCAATAATAAAATTGATATTAACTTTTTCTTCTTTTTCACTTTCGTTATTACATCCAACAAGTACTATGCTTAAAATAAGCATCATAAATAATACAATTATTCTTTTCATTTTTACTTTTCATCTCCTTTCATTTTTAAATTTTGTTAGTATACTTCTGGCCGTATACTATGGCCAACTAGCTCTTTGATGATACGTTTTAATACTAAATAAATTAACATACTAGTACCTCCCCATACTGTCTTTT